GCTTCAGGAAAACGAAGGAAGAAAAGTGGCACCAAGAAAGCCTGACAATATGCCAGCCCGCAACAAGAAGAACTACCGTTCTACTAAGTCGGGTGCTGGAATGACCAAAGCTGGTGTAGCTTCTTACCGTCGTAAGAATCCCGGTAGTAAGTTAAAGACTGCTGTTACGGGCAAGGTCAAACCGGGCAGTGCCGCAGCAAAGCGTCGCAAGTCATACTGTGCTAGGTCTGCTGGGCAAATGAAGAAGTTTCCTAAAGCAGCCAAAGACCCTAACAGTCGTTTGCGTCAAGCAAGAAAGAGGTGGAAGTGTTAAACTTACTAATCGGACCGATTGCAGAACTAGCCGGAACGTGGATGTCCGGCAAAGTAGAAGAGAAGAAAGCCCAGTCAGCTACCAAAGTAGCAAAGGCACAAGCCGAAGCCGTAGTCATGCAAAAGAAAGCTACGGGTGAAATTGACTGGGACCTTGAGATGGCAAGGGGAAGTCAGTCATCGTGGAAAGACGAATGGCTTACAATACTATTTAGTTTACCACTTATTTTAGCATTTGTTCCGGGGATGGAAGAACTTGTACGTAACGGATTTCAACAATTGGAGCAAATGCCTGAATGGTACCAGTACAGCTTGGGCGTTATTGTTGCTGCAAGCTTTGGAACAAGAGCAGCGACGAAGTTCTTTGGGAAGAAATAATGACTATAGTTATGGAAAGAGTGTTGGCATGGAAACTACTGCCTCGCCTAATGATGATAATGATGTCCCTATCAGCGTGGAGAGTGGTGGAGTGGTTTATGACTCTACCCGAACCGACAACCCAGCAGTCAGCACTAGTAAGTGTAGTCACGGGGGCAATGACAGGTGCATTTGCGGTATGGATGGGACATGAGAAATGAAATACAACGTATCACACTTTCTTGACAAGCTAATTGAACACGAGGGTATGGTGCTTACAGTGTACCAAGATACTTTGGGCATAGACACTGTAGGTATAGGACGAAACCTAAAAGACAGGGGTATCAGTCCAGAAGAACTAGCCTACATGGATATACCTAACATGGCTATCGTGTACACAGAAGGTATCAACGAAGCAGACGCCCGTTACCTTGCTCTAAACGACATCAAGATTGTAGAAAACGAACTGTGTAAAGTACACACATGCGTAGACGACCTAGATGCAGTGCGCCAGTTAATCTTGATGGACATGGCATTCAACATGGGTGTGCCGCGTCTATGTAAATTTAAAAAGATGTGGAACGCTATCCACGAGGGTAACTTCGACGCCGCAAGCCTTGAGATGATGGATTCCAAGTGGGCAAGGCAGGTGGGTTCGCGGGCAAGGAAGCTTGCGGATGCAATGAAGTCAGGGGAGTTTTAAATGACAACTGAACGTGGAAGACCCGGTCTTAATAGATTATCTGCACAACAAACATCATCAGAACGGAACGAAAAAATTAATGCCCCACCGTCTATAGGTGACACTCTTCTCACCAAATTAAAAACCACTTCTGGTGAGATAGAGGGAACAGTCCCACTGGGCAAGGCTACTATAACTGTAGGCGGTGCGTACGATGCAGTTGAAACAAGGCAGTCTCTCCCTAAAAACAAAATGTCAATACCAGAAAATGTACAAAAACAAATATACAAAAAAGTGTCTGCAGGACTTGGATATAACATAAGCCCTAACGTAAAAATATCTGGATTTATTGACCGGGAAAGATTTACAGGGGGCAAGGGAAAAAACACTAAAACTGTCCAGTTTTCTGGAAACGTAAAAGGTAATAGATTTTTAGGGTCTATTACCAGCAGAGATGGTGAAAAAGTTGGAAGTTTTAGTCTTGTTATTCCATTTGCACACGGCGGAAAAGTAAAGCCTAGAGGAAGAAAGGCAGATTACTGATATAGAACAATGACTGCTCACGTTTTTTTGTTGCTTGTGTACATGGGTACAGGGGATTTTCGTAACCTAGACAGCAGTGACATGTACTTCTGGGACGTAAACGAATGTAACTACTTTGCTTCTCGCGTGACTAAGCGATACGGTAATTACGAATACAGTGATTTTATAGATGCAAAAGACAGAGTAACAGCGTATTGTGTACCTCGCTATGTAAACCCAGACGACGTAAAGGTGTATTGAATGCCCCCTAGAAATCATAAACAGTGGACTAAGACGCCGAACATTGAACACATCAACTCGCTTATCTATTCTGACCAAGACCTATACGAACAAGAGATAGAAAATATATTCGCTAAAGTGTGGGTGCCAATGTGTCACATTAGCGAAATGCGTAACGAAGGAGACTTCAGAACCACAGAAATTGCTGGGGTCCATGTAATTGCATGGAATGCTGGTTGGGATGTGGTAGCAAAAAGAGATACTGGAGTACATAAACTATCTGGTAATACGCACGTTCTTACAACTGGTTTTCCACTGCACTGCGAAGTTAAGCATGGCGGTATGGTCTGGGTAACACTTGACCCTAATCCTACTCAGAGTGTAGAAGAATGGACAGGCGGTGCTTTTGATTGTATTGCTGGTGCTATTGATGCTGAAGAACTAGAAGTGTTTCACTACCACAAGGCAGTGATTGATACCAACTACAAGCTGTGGCACGATACAAACTCTGAGTTTTACCACGACTTCATGCACTACCACAATCGTGTAACCGGATTCAACGATGCCTACTTTGCACGTAAGAACATACCGTTCAACAACGGACACGTAAACGTCAGCAGCTTTACTGTGCAGTATGAAGAGTACGAGGGCTTTGAAGACAGGGGTGAACTGTCCTTTCCTAGCTTGCCACCAAACCAGTGGTACATGGTTGACTTGTTCCCCGGCTTTAACTTTAACTTGCGTGGCAGTGCCTACCGTAGCGACAGCGTAACACCGCTTGGACCTAACAAGGTACTGATTGAATTTCGTGGATATGGCCTATTGAGTGACAGCCCAGAAGACCGTGCCACACGTATTGAACACCACAACTCTATCTGGGGACCGTTTGGTCGTAACCTACACGAAGACCTGATTGGTGTTGCCGGACAAGGCACAACCATGCGTACAGGCACAGAACCACGTAACATCCTGCACGGACGACACGAAGGCGGCACAATCCACGATGAGGTGGGTATGCGTCACTACTACGCTGAGTGGTCTAAGTGGATGGGAGTATCAGCACAAGAACCAAAACAGGAAGCTGCATAGATGGACCCTATTAGCGCAATGGCTACCGCATCGGCTGCTTTCGGTGCTATCAAGAAGGGAATGCAAGTAGGTCGTGACATTGAGTCTATGGCTGGTGACTTGTCTCGCTGGATGGGTGCGCTAAGTGATATTGACCAAGCGCAGAAGGAAGCTAAGAACCCACCTATATTTAAGAAACTATTTAATGGCACAAGCATTGAAGAAGAAGCTATCACTGCTTTTGCTAATAAAGAAAAGGCAGCAGCACAGCGATACGAATTGCAACAGTGGATTAGCTTGACTTTGGGTAGGTCGAAGTGGGATGACCTAGTTCGTATGGAAGGTCAGATACGCAAGCAAAGACAAGAGACACTGTACAAACAACGTGAACGCCGCCAGAAGTTTGTAGAGATTGTAGTGTGGATTATTATGCTTGGGTTGGCCTCTATGCTCCTTTACACATTTGTTATGTTTCTTGTATCCAAACAGGCTAAAGCAGATGAAGTAAAGTGGACCACATGCAGACTTGTTAACTACGAAAGAATTAAAATAAAAGAAAACCCATACACAGAATATATTTGTACATACAGGGGTGCAAATAACACTATAGAGTCCATGACAATTAACGAGTTCTGTCCCCGTGAATATCAGTGTGTATACAACCCCCGCGAAAAAGATGAGCCTACACTAAAAGAAACACTTGACAGTATTCGCAAAGAATTACAATAAACCTTGACTATTAATTGTTTATGTACTATAATGGTGTAAGAGGTACCTTATGAAACAATTAGCTATTGACGCACTCACCTACAGATACAAGGCCCAACAACGTGATGCACAGTTTGTATTTATCAATTATATTACCAATCCAGTTGCTATTGGAGAACACCCACAGTTGCTTGACGAAATGGATGATGCGCTTGAAAAGTGGGCTTCGGCAAGGGATAAACTTGAAGCCCTTGAAACGCTTCTTGATTAGGTATCTAGGATTAGGTTTGCTGTACTGCGGCAAGCC